TCAGGTCTTTTAGCAGGATTATTATCGCCAGACCATTTATAACTAACACTCATCATCGCTTCTTTCATTTTTTCTACATTTATTGAGTTTTTCATTGGGTTATTTTCACCACATTGTTTTCCTTTGTTAGATTCTGATATTTTCTTTTTAGTTACATCTGTGTGATGTTTACCAAAGAAGGAATTACTTACCCCATTTTGTTTTATTTTCATAGTTTTAGATATTTTATGCTTAGTTTCATCCGATACAATGTGTCCTTTCTTACTAGATGATATTCTTTTTTTCGTTTCATCTGACCTCTTACAACCCAAACAACTTCCGGCTGTTGGATTTATATTATATCCATGTTCTGATAAATAGCTTTTATAAAAATCCATCCAATATTGTTCTCTTTCTATAAGTAATTCCTCATCACACTTTTCTATATAATCAAATATAAATGCATTTTTACCATATTTGTTCCAAGCTCTTTGAAGATAAGCATTATGATGTTTATTTTTATTCAATTCCAATTTATGTTGAGATATTCGTTTACTGTAATTATATGATGAACCAACATATATTTTATTGGTAATAATATTTTTTATAATATAAACTCCTGAAATCCTTGCTGGCATTGGTTCATCCCCCCCTTGACCACGATAAAATTATCGTCACATACCATGCAATAATCATCAAATTATTCGTCCAATCATTATTTTTGTTGAAATCAATGTAAGGCCATAGAAGTTTCCTACTGATATGAGCATGTATTATACCAGCAGAAACAAATATAAACTTAGCCATAAAAATGCTAAGTAACCCTGCCTTTGCTATTTCAGACATCAATGATGGTGGTAGAAATACTGCTATAAGAAAAATAGCAATAAGTCCCAATGCATCAAAGATTACTCTTTTGAAATTCCATAAAAAATCGTTCATAAATAAACCTCCTATTAGAAATTACATACCTATTTCATCTATTTATAGTTTTATAAACAACGCATTAAAAAACCCCCATATAAAATATGAGGGTTAATTATTTTTTATATTATTTCATTTTATACATATATCCATGCCTTCTCTATTTTACCTGTTTCTGGCAACGTAACATACACTTCCATTCGTCCGTACATATAAGGAAAGTTTTCATAACGGTCAGCCAGATACATTTGAACTGGTGTCAATTCAATTATTTGACCATCCAGAACCTTTCCTTCACATGGTCTTGCCCAAAAATACTTACTACCAGAAAATTTATCAAAATCCAATAGAAATGCTGGTTTAGCATCTATTTTTTCCCTAAAAATAAACATCCTAATAATATCATTCATCAATGTACCGTAAACAAACACTTTACTCACTTTACTTATATCTCCTTTATTTTATATAGATAATATACCACAAAATCCTTATAAAGTAAAGGAAAAAAAGCGTCATGGAAGTCAAGCCCATGACGCTTTTCATATGATTTTTATATTAGCTCACCAAATTTTTTACTGCTTCAATTACAGGGCTGGTGAATAACGAAATCAATATTGTGTACAGAGCAAATACACCTACTGCTTCTGCGGTAAAGATTTTTTCATATTTGTTCTTCAAACTCACCAAAATCATTCCACCAACCATCAAACAACCCAACTGGAAATATGGGAATATTCCACTAGTCTGTACTGCCAAAGATTCAGCCAGTGCGAATCCACCTGTCATCAAAATAACCGCCAATGTCGTACCCAATGTTGCTAATGTTTTCTTTGTTTTCATAATAAATCTCCTTTTTGTATTTATTTTTGTATAGTTTTATAACTACACATACTATTTTATATCCGAAAAGCATACCAACTTTTTTGTTTATATAAAATATTTTATAAATAGAGCAGATAACGATTTACAAATTTTAAAAATATATTATAATAGGTTTACAAGTTAAAAATTGAACAAAAAGATAAATTCAGTTGAACGAAATATTAGGAACAAGGCCCCTATTTCAACTTGAATTGAACGAGGTGTTGAATCAATAAAAATATTAGCAGAATAACAAATCCAAATGACCCTGTATTTTATGTATATGTGTATCTTGACCCGCGTAAGACAGGCGACCATGTTTACGGTGAATATTCATTTGAATGTGTGCCGTTCTATGTTGGCAAAGGCAGTAACAGTAGAGCATATCATCATTTATATGGTGCTAATGATGAAAATTTTGATGCGAGAATTAAAGAAATTGTCAATGAAACTGGCAATCCACCCTTAATCATATTTCATGCTATGAACCTAATAGAAACTAATGCTCTTAGTGAAGAACGTAAATTAACCAAAGCAATAGGCAGGATAAATAAAAATACAGGCCCTTTATATAATCTTGTAGATGGCGGCGGGTCAGGAATGACTGGATTTTGCCATTCTGATTATACAAAAAATAAAATACGTAATTCACTCAAAGGGAGAAAATATGGGCCACCATCGGAAGCAACTAGAAAAAAAATTAGTGAATCATTTAAACGAAAACGACTATTACATGAGCCTAAAAATCCAAAAGATAAAAATTCTCCATTTGAAAATTCTACAACATATATAATGGAACATCCATATGTATCGACACAAGAGTTGTTCATTGGAAAGAAAAGATTTTTTGAATGGTGTGATAAAATGAAACTTGATAGATATTCATTACTTGAGGGAAAAACTATTGACGGCTGGTCATTGTCAATTGTGTAAATACGTGCCAGCGGGGTCACAGGCGAGTTCTCATTCCGTTCAACGCAGAAAAACAGGATGGGTGTTTTGTTCCACATCCTGTCTCCCTCTACTAAATTGGTATTTCGATTGTCTACTATTTGTATTTATATTTTATTGCATCTTACGAAGTTCTAACATCAAATCTTCGTCTGTGTAATTACATTCTGCTTCACATTCAGTTGACACATCTACACCCTTATCTTCGGGCACATCATCATCATCTTTCTCAACTTCAGCACGTTTTGGTTTTTCAGCTTTCATTTCACCATTACCGAAATTACGCCTCCATTCAGTTTCCACCATTTCAAACAACATTTCATTTTTCAACATCTTCTGTGTATCTTCTGTTGATATTTCAAGACTCTTTATATACTCATCAATAGACCTTGTTGCTGACATGATATCTTTGATTTCTTTGTCAGTCTCTGCCAGTGCTGATGGTTTACGAGAAAATATAGAATCAGCATAGTCTGGATATGTGTTACCATTCTTATCTGGTTTTGTTGACTTGATTTTAATAATGATATTATGACCTTCACTGCCTGGGTCAAATATAGCAAAGCCCAAACCCTCTTTCTTGTCCATAATTTCATTCTTCAATTTTGATTCTAACTTTGAAGGAAATTCATACAATTTTACCTTGCCTGAATTTTTCTTTGTTTCATCATCTTGTTCTTTATCACGAGGGTCATCCACAACATAAAAATTGCCAACATGACGTTCTTTTCTTTTCATCTTGTATGCCGTTGCTTTATCATCTGCTGTACCAGTATACAACTGACTTACAATAGAACATACTGGACAGAATTTCTCCATACCATGTGTCTTAGGACATAGATAAAATATCCACTTATCACCTGATTTCCACATATGATACATGTATTTCTTTGTGAATTTTCCTTTTTGGTCTGGTATAAATCTCCCCTCATAAACCTTTGCTTTTTCTGACGTACCGGCCTGTGGTGACTGCCAGACAAAATCTGACCTTCTTATTAGATTGTTTTTTTCTGATGCCTCCTGAGTCTTAATATTTACATATTCTTCAAATAATTTACTATTTATCCACTTACTTGCGCACATTTAATAATATCCCCCTATTTGTTTAATTTAATTTTATTTTTATTTTTGTTTTTTAATGTTTCACTTATTTTTCTCTTAGTTTCTTCAGTTCTTGGTATGCCTTTGTGTGCATTACTAACACTTATTTTTGTTATTTCAGGGCATGGTATTCCTGTTTTTGCAATACTTAATTTTCTTTTTGTTTCTTCTGACCTCCTCTTACCTTTATTGGCACTACTAATTTTTTGTTTCTTATCATCCGAACAAGGTATGCCAATTAAATGTAATGTTCTTTTTTCTATGGTTTCTTTGGATTGTTTGATGCCTTTATGTGCATCACTAATCCTCTTTTTTTGCTCCACTGTCCTACTCTTACCAGTATTAGATATTCGTATTCTCTGCTTGTGCTCCTCTGTTAATATTCTACCTTTGGCAGCTTTACTCAACTTCAATCTTGTTTCTTTGGATTTTATATATCCTGAATGACCTTCCCCACCATTTGTATGATTACACAAAGAACCTTTTTTCAAATCATATCTACCAATGGTTGATATAATCTTTTCTTCAAGTTTTAAAGCTTCTTCCTCTGTCATCCAATTTCTATACAGAATAACCAAAGGTTCATTATTAATCTCTCTTTTTATTTTTTGTATTTTTTTATTGAAATGGTCATTACGACATTTATATTTCAAGTGAACATCTTTTCTGTTTCCATGCCCTTTGCCTACATATATCGGCTCATAATCAAATTTATATTCTCCATAAATATAATTTCCCTTCTTTCGTGGGTCAAGATATATGTATACATAATAATTTTCATCCACCATAAAGTCACTTCCTATAAATACTTTATATTATTTATAATGATTTATATTTTTCAAACAAAGTTTTATTTATCTTTGCCTTCTTTTTTTATTTCATCTTTCATTATTGAAATAATAGCATATTCAATTAATTTTGTTATATCTTTCTCTGTCAAAGGTATATTATATTTTATACCATTTGGGTCATTTTGTAAACGAGCAATAGAATACTGTATCATTTTCTCAACATCCAAATCTTTCAAATCCAAATCACATAAAAATTCACCTTCTGTTGACTCTATCCTAAATTTCATTCCATTCCACTCCACCTCTACATTTCATACTTACATCTTATATGACTTCGACTGAATTGTAAACACGCCATCTTTCTGTGGCTGCTATACTCATTTTCATTTTTGTTTCGTCTGATTTACTCTTTCCCTTTCTTTGTGAACTCATTTTCGTTTTTGTTTCAGAGCTATGTTTTCGTTTACCTTGACTTATACTCATTTGTTTTCGTGTTTCATCAGAATATATGTTTGTTTTTCCTTTATTCCATGCTTCTTTTCCTTTATTTCTACATCGTATCTTTTCTTTCGTATCGTTTGTATGTTTATATCCAAACGTGCCTTCACCTCCATATGTAAGATTATATCCCATCCCCTCACTTATATAACTGTGCTCAACAATGATTTTCATAGTTTCTCTAATATTCAATATATTTTTAGAATCACATTCACATAATATTTCCCATTTGAAGTTTTCAATGCCGTGTTTTCGTATGGCTTTATGAAAAACAATAGAAGGATATTTATTTACCTTTGCTGCTTTTTTGTGTTCATTTATTCGCCCTCTCAATGTTAAAGTTGTCTGCCCAATATAACATTTACCATTGATAAGATTAGTTGCTTTGTATATTATTCCAAATGGTTTACTCATAGATGTTCACCTCTAAATAAGATTGGAAGGGACAGCAGCAATCACCTCGCTGTTTCCAGTATGCTAGTCACATCTGGATTACCTTCTACTTCTATTTATTTATAAATTTTCATATCATTCCCGAAAATCTTCATTCCATCCACAAGCATTTGGATGGCCGCCGCCTCCCATCTTAGCTGCTATTCGAGAAACATCCACTGTTACACTCCTCATATGATTAACTTTTATAAGCTTTCCTGTTTTTGGTGATTTTTTAACATACCACATATGTGCAATATCATAACCCATTTCATTATAGATTATTTCACCCAACAATGAAGTGTTTATATGATTATTTTCGTTAATTTTCAAACAAGTATATTCTTTACCTTTCCATTGTATTTTCATTGGCACTCCGATTTCCTTTGCAAGTTTCCGTAATTCTTCATGCCTACGTTTCCTTAATTCATCACCATTTTCAATTTTGATTTTCAATACATCCTTATTCAACCAGAGCAATTCACTCCAAGTTTTGCCTGCAATATCATCAAGGTCTAAACCAAGTGAATATTCATAAAAATTCAATGTATCATCACCGTATTTCATTTGCCATCGGTCATAGGCATCAACCAACTCGACAACGTATGGGATTTTTTCATCGGGATTAAACCATTTCCAAGTCAACATAGCCCCTGACCATTTTTCAGTCCTTCGACCCTCTAACTTTTCATATTCTTTCAACTGATTTATTGCTGATATATGATGGTCTAACCATACAATCTTATCAAAACCAACCAAATCAACAAATTTCTTCATTGTATTTTTACCAAAAGAAAAATCCAGTAAATATAATTTCTCTATATTTTCTGGTAGTTGTGGAAACGCCTTATCATAATCCATTTCAAACAACATGATATCTAAATCCTGTGCAATCCGTAGCGCCCTATAAGCAACAGCAGCAGCACACCGTCCATCATTATCTTTATGATATATTATAACATTATATTTTTCCATCAAACACAGTTCCTTTCTATATCTATATTTTATAACACATTATACCACAATTTCAATTATTTGTCAATAGTGCTTGACTCCTGCAACATAGGCTGGCATTCACTTTCCGTCAATTCTTTGTCTTTATACCTCTCTTTTATGGCATTTTCAACTTCTTTTCCATACAGCATCTGTGTTCCAGACGGTACTGGGGTTTTGGTGTCCAACATTTGTTTGTTCGGTTTTTTTACACTCATTTTTCTACTCCTGTGTATTGGTTCATTTCATCGTCCAAAGTATTTTTAACCTCTCTGGACAGTTTTCTATAATTTTCTACTATCAATGGTATCATATTTCGTTCATGGTCATCCAATACCAAATATTTTCTATTTATCAACCATGTCAATACGTGCTTATCAATATTGTTCATCAGGTAATGTTTGATAGGTGCTCTAATACCACCTTCATTCATTCTACAATACTGTATATATAATGATATTTCCATACTATATTCTCTTTTCTTCATCCATTCCAAAATAAAATCGAATGAATTGGTCATTGACCCTCTGATATTGGTTATCTGTCTTTTTGTTTGCTTATCATTCTCTATGTATAATGATAGAACCCTACGGTCAAAGAACTTTGTATAAGTAAATGATTTTCCATGTAATTTGAATCCACAATCAAAAAAATTATCCATATCTATATTTTGCCAGCGAGTATTGAATGCTTTCATTATTAACTCCAAGCATTCAACATTCTTTTTTGACATTCTCTGCCATACAGAATCCCAATTTTTCGGTATCCTATAAGGTCGTTCCAGACATCTTGATTGTGCCTGTCGAAATGATATATAAACATCTTGAATTTCAATCATATTAATCCCTCATTTTCTTTCCGAACAATGCTAAATAAGAGTTTACATACTTCCATAGGTTTTCCGAATCTTCCCAAAATAGCTGTTCTTTGACTTTAGCATAGTCCTTTTCAAAAACTTCTTTTCTCAAATCTATACTTTCTGCTAATCGTTCAATATAATCAATAATTTCTTCATCATTATTTGAAACATATGTCATATCTCTGTATGGAGAAGCATCTGAATATACAGCAGGGCATCCGATAACAGTATATTCTAAACTTTTGATATTTGACTTGCAATCGTTAAAATGACATGGTTGTAAAATCGCCATACAAATATCAAGGTCTAATTTTTTCAAATGATTAGGATATTGAAAAATACTTACCCACCCATAATGCTCAATTTTATCTCTTACATCCTCAAGCTCAACTGGAAACGCACCACTCAATACCCATTGATACTTATCAACTGTTTTACGAATAAAGTCCATAAGTTTGTGGCCGAAATCACCACCACGAAGGCCTTCCTTAAATTCTTTTGTTTTCGGATTACAAAAATGATTTTCAGAACCAGCCCATCCTATACGTGGCCTGTCTTTTAACTCTCTTGGATTACGTAAATGTTTAGGTCGTACCTCACCCCATATGAATTTGGGTAAATGATTTGGTATCACTTGAATATTATTACAATAAGGTGAGTATGCCTTCTTCAAATCCTCTGTGGATGTAGTCATACCATCTACAAGTTTCATCATTTCAAATATAGGTGTTGGATTATTATTATAATAAGAAGCTGCATAGTTCCAATTTGGAATATCCATCAATAAATCATCTATCTCATAAACAATAGGCACACGTGCAAACTTGCGAAGATGTTGCACATAATGCTGAAAAATCTTCAAATGTTGTTCTGTTGCAGACCTTTGAAATTGTACAAATGTATATGTTTTATAGAAATTAGGGTCATTGACAAATGATGTCAAATAATCTGCTTCAAATAAATAGGGGTGTTTTTCTGGTCTATACTGATTGAGAAGTAATGTGGGATACATGATTCGTATCGTCCCACATCCTTGCCTGTCCAATTTTGTTATCCTAAAGGCTTTTTATCCTTTAGTTCAATAGGTTGTTATTCCCTATTGTTCGGCATATCTTTTCACTATCCCTAGTGTCGCGGCCTCTTGGTGAAATTATTTCATTCACTATGCTCTGCCCCTGACCATTATGGCCTTCGGTTCGGATTGGCGTTTCAGCTTTCCCGCTTAATTCCGCGATTTTAAATTGAGGCAAACTATTTACCACAATATGACATAAATCTAAATTTCGCCGGCGGTGAAATTTCCACAAGTTCATTTTTCTCCATTCTTCAGCACCCTCCTAATTCCCATATTCTTCCACATCCTGTTGTTTCTTAATAGCCTCAAGAACTTTCCATTCTTCACCAGAAGCAGCTATAAAAGCATCTAATAATTGAATAATATTTTCATATTTCAATTTATTTCCCACATCCTCATCAGCAACAATATTCCTCTCATACCCACTTATTTTCCTTCTCATGGCCTCTACTCTTGCTTTACACATCTCTTGCAAAACTTCTGCCAATTCTTTCTTAAATTCTGACATATAAATCACCTCACATTTTTATTTTTAAATCTATCTACAATATACCCAACTCAATCAATGTTTGATCCAAACCAGCATTCTTTATCTGAATACCTATAAATTGATTAATAGTTGGTGTATATGGTTTATGTTTTGGATACATCCTTGCTTCACTACAACTTCTATCATCTTTTTTGTTGTTACATGGTACACACGCAGATGTACAATTATCAAATGTTGATTTACCACCACTTGATACAGGAACAACATGGTCTATTGATGATGGTGTTTTTTTCAAATCAGCACCACAATATTGACATACAAAATTGTCGCGGATTAATAGGTTTCGTTTGTTGAACGGTACTTTATTTTTCCATAAAGCACGAACAAACTTAATCAACTTTAGAACTTCTGGTATCAAAAACTCTATTGTTTTCTCAAAATTATGAATAATATGTTTTGATG